CAATGGGTATGTTTCTGTACTCAGTTTCGTTTGTCACCCAGCCTATGAATGGCAGCATGGCGGCAATCGACAAGGTGTATACACAGCAGATTTCAACAATAATGGTCTTCATCACTGGGGTGCTTGGCGGTGTTGCGGGTCGTTCAGGAGTCAAGGCAATTGCCAACGCAAGCGCCAAGGCTGAAGCCACTGATAGCGATGAGCCACCAAAGCCATGAGCCTATTCAATCCTTACGTCCTGCTTGGCATCGTTTTGGCGGTGCTGGGCAGCTTTGGTGCTGGGTATTACAGCGGTGAACAAAATGAGTACGAGCGCCAGCAGATTGAGATTGCAGCCCTGAACGCCAAGGCACGAGAAACAGAACAGCGTATGGGGGAAGTTGCCCAGACATATGCCCAAACTTTAAGGAAAGCCAACAATGTTGCAAAAGCTAAAGAAACTAAGCTGCGTACTGATATTGCCTCTGGCGAGCGTCGGCTGTTCATTCCTGTCCAAGCCTCCTGCCCCGTATCAGCCTCCGCAGATTCCACCCCTCCCAGTGGAGATACAGAAACAAGAGCCGAGCTTGACCGAGGAGTTGCTCAAGCTCTTGTCGATCTCACCAGCCGAGGCGACCAAGCCATCCGCAGTCTCAACGCCTGTATTGATACCTACAACCAAATGAGGAGCTTTAAATGAACCTGACCGCCAACTTCTCCCTGCATGAACTGACCAAATCAGAGACTGCCCTGCGTATGGGCTTTGACAATACTCCCGGTGAAGTTGAAATTGAAGCTTTGCGCCTGCTGTGTGAGAAAGTTCTCCAGCCCGTGCGCGACCATTTTGGCAAAGGTGTCAAAGTGAACTCAGGCTATCGCAGTCCTGAATCCAATGCAGCGGTGAAAGGGTCTCGTACCTCAGACCATTGCCTTGGCCGAGCAGCCGATATAGAGATTCCTGGTGTCCCCAACGCAGAACTTGCCCAATGGATCATGGATAATCTGGACTACACCCAGTTGATCTTGGAGTTCTACACTCCGGGTATACCCGATAGCGGCTGGGTGCACGTGTCGTTTGACCCGGCCAATCTTAAGAAACAAGAGTTGACCGCCATGAAAGTCGCTGGTAAAACACAGTATGTCCCTGGATTAATGGCCTGAGATGAAAGCAAAACCCAAAAAATCTACTGTTAACGCTGCGGGCAACTACACAAAGCCTACTCTGCGCAAGAAGATCGTGTCTCAGGTAAAAGCCGCCGCGACACAAGGCACAGGCGCGGGAGAGTGGTCGGCCAGGAAAGCCCAGCTTGTGGCCAAGAAATATAAGGCCGCTGGCGGCGGGTACAGAGATTGAAAGCCCCACAGCAATCCCTTAAAAACTGGGGCGACCAGAAATGGCGCACTAAGTCTGGGAAGCCTTCGTCAAAAACGGGTGAGAGGTATCTCCCTGAAGCAGCTATCAAGTCTTTGTCTCCGGCTGAATATGCGGCCACGACCAAGGCCAAGCGCAAAGGCAAGGCGGCAGGAAAGCAGTTTGTAGCTCAACCAAAGAAGATTGCAAAGAAAACCGCAGGATTTAGATAAGTCATGGCACTCGCACGAATTGTTCTCAAACCTGGTGTAGACAAACAAAACACTGAGTACGGCGCTGAAGGCGGCTGGATTGACTCGGACTACGTGCGCTTTCGCTATGGCCTGCCCGAGAAGATGGGCGGCTGGACGCAATTCAACGAGACTGCTGCCTACTTAGTTGGCATGGTCAGTGAGATATACACCTGGAATGGTTTAGATGGTTCGCCCTACATGATCGTGGGCACCAACAGAAAGCTGTATGCGCTGTATGGCGCTTTGTGGGGAGATGTCACGCCCATTCGCAGAACGGCTGTTGGAGTTACTTTTGACACGGTCAATACACTCACTACCGTCACCGTCAACGACACCGCGCATGGTTGTATTGCAGGAGACTTTGTTACGTTTTCAAACGTAACAGGAAACCCTGGAGGCATTTCTAACGCAAGTCTGACTGGTGAATTTGAGGTTCAATTCATCACAAATGCCAATGAATACACCATCCTTTCTCCTGCTGCTGCCACGTCCACAGCTAACGCTGTAGGCACTGCGGACGCTGCTTATCAGATCAACGTCGGCACTGCTGTCAGCGCCGTTGACTACGGCTGGGGCGTAGGCACGTGGGGCGCGAGCACCTGGGGAACACCAAGGCCGCCATCTACTTCCGTGGCCCTTGATTCGCGGGTCTGGCAGTTTGATAATTTTGGCGAAGACGTTGTATGCCAGATTGCGAACGGCGCTATCTATTTGTTTGATACAAGCGCAGGTATTACCACACGTGCTACGGCCATATCAGGCGCTCCAACAAAGAACACCTATGCGGTTGTGTCTACGCCAGACAGGCACTTGGTGTGCTTTGGCACGGAGAACACGATTGGGTCTCCATCGACCCAGGACCCCATGTTTGTTCGCTTCTCCAATCAGGAGGACATCAACAGTTTTGTTGAGAGTGCAACTAACACGGCCGGCGGACAACGGCTCACGGACGGCAACCACATTGTTTCTGCTGTGCGTTCCAGAGGACAGATTCTTATTTGGACAGATAGTGCTTTGCATGGTATGCAGTACATCGGTCCTCCTTACACTTTTGGCTTCCAGCAACTGGGCTCTAACTGCGGCCTGATCGGCCCGCATGCCTCTGCTGACGTCAACGGCGTTGCGTTTTGGATGGACAAAGACGCCTTCTTCATGTTCGACGGAACTGTTAAAAAGCTTGCTTGTACTGTTCAGGATTACGTCTTCAAAGACATCAACGTTGTTCAAAACGCCAAGGTAAACATCGGAGTCAACACACAGTTCAACGAAGTAACTTGGTGGTATTGCTCGTTCACTGCTGACTACATTGATCGGTTTGTGACGTACAACTACCTAGAGAATGTCTGGTCTATTGGCAGCATGCCTCGTACCGCGTGGACAGACTCGGGAACGTACAGCAACCCAACTGCGTCCGAATACTTCCCCGACAGCACCGCCGCCACCATCAGCACAATCAACGGCCTGACCGCTGGTCGCTCACTGATATACAACCAAGAAGATGGCAAGAACGGCAATGGAGCGGCCATCACGGCTTATGTGAAGTCTGGCTACTTTGATATTGGTGACGGCGACCAGATGCTGTTTATGAAGCGGTTTATCCCTGACTTCAAGAACCAAGAGGGCAACTTAACTGTTCACCTGTTGTTGCGCCCATACCCACAGGCCAGTGCAAGTCCAAGCTCGCTTGACCCCTATGTGATTGCTCCGAACACGCAGAAGGTAGACACTCGCGCGCGCGGGAGACAGATCAGCTTGCGCATTGAGAGCAGTGATATAGATACCAACTGGCGTTATGGAACGTTGCGCGTTGACATCCAACCGGATGGATTGAGATGAGTAAGATCAACAACGTTCGACTGCCCAACGCATCGCCTGCCTATGATGCGTCGCAGTTCAACCAACTGGTGCGCTCCCTTGAGCAGGTTATTCTTCAACTCAACAACACGTATACGCCTGTCCCCAGTGAGAACACCGCTGGCGCTGCAACATGGATGGCCATGAACAGCGGAGCGGGAGGCGGGTTTGCTGGTGGTATTCGTGGATTTCAAAACAGTAACGGCATCATCTTGCCTCAGGCAATGATGATCTCGGACCAGGACCAGACAAACGCCAGTATCACAGGGGAGAACTTGCTTACTTTTGCTCCTGCGTTTTCCAACGGCATCAGCGTGGAAAGCGGCTCACGGATCAAGGTACCATGCGCTGGTCAATATCTAGTGACTTTCACCTTGCAAGTGACAAATCGAAGCAATACAGCAGGTGAGTTTGAAGTGTGGGCCAAGGACACCGGGGTCAACTACCCCTTAAGCAACACGCGCTTTGATGTGCCTGCTCGTAAAACCGCCACCATTTGGTCCCACATAGTTCCAGCGATTACTGGTATTTTCACTGTAGATGATCCCACCAACGATTATTTAGAGGTTGCCTGGTGGTCAGACAACATTGACATCTATTTGGAGCACTATGCCGCTGGCACGAGCCCCACGCGCCCTGCCATTCCATCAGTGATTCTCACCATTAACTTTGTATCGGCAAACTGATCATGGCAAATAAGTACTTTCGGAAATTCTTGACCCCAGCGGCTGCGACTGAGACCACGATTTACACCGCGCCAGCCGCCAACACGGCGGTGCTTTCGTCCTTGCGGGTGACAAACAGAAACGCTTCCACAACCGCCTTGACGGTCAACGTCTACCCGCTTGGCGCGGCCACTGCATATTGTTTGTTGAAGGTCTACTCGCTGCCCACGAACCAGACTTTGGATGTCTTGAGCGGGGTGCCTTGCATATTGGAGGCAACCGACGTGATTAAAGTCACCAGTTCACTGGCGACCGCTGACTTTTACCTGTCCTATTTAGAGATGGACAGGAACTAGGGAAATGCGACATAATTACAGCCACATTCGCGTCCTTTCCCGACGCGCGGCCCATGGGGCCTTTGGCATCAACTGGAAAGGATAATCATGGCGAATGAAGGCATCATGGCGGCTCCCATGCCCATGCAACAGCAGCAACCCCCACGAGGCTACGTCTCAAGCTTAGACGCGTACAACGCGGCATCTTCTGCTATGCAGGAGACCGACCCGCAGGCCTTTGGCGAATACAAGACTGCCATTGGCTCTAGCCTATCGCAACTTAATCTCAAGCCTAGCGAGATAGAGGCGTTTATTACGCTGCTTGAATACATGATGCAGTACCCCGATCAGTACAAGGAAATCATCCGTGCGGGTATTGAAGCGGGGGCGATTGATGAAGGTGACTTCCCACCTGAGTTTGATCAAGGGTTCGTTTCCACCATGCTTGCTGCTTTGAACGAGCAACGCATCCAACAAGCACAGAACGTCTCTCCAGAGGCCATGGGCCCCGGACCACAAGAACCTATGGCAATGAAGAGTGGTGGATTGGCAGACGCTGCCAAAGCACTGCAAGCCCGAGGCCGTGGACGAGATACCATGCTTGCCCACATCAACCCACAAGAAGCCGAAATGTTGCGTCAGGCAGGTGGTCTTGGTACACGTAACCCATACACAGGACTGCCTGAATACGGCTTTTTTAGTGACGTGTGGAAGGCTGTTACTGCCCCTGCAAAGGCAGTGGTAAACGTTGTAAAAGACGTTGCTAAAAGCGACATTGGGCGGATTGCTTTGACAATTGGCGCAACCATGGCTCTGGGTCCAATTGCAGCGGGCTTTGGTATTGGCACCGCTGGCACGGCAGCAATTGTTGGTGGCGGCATGGCGGCATTGGGCGGCGGGAACATTCAGGATATTCTCAAGGGTGCGGCCATGGGCTACATCGGCGGCTCAATCGCCCCGTCTATCAGTAGCTACATGCCTGGCGCGGCGGGTAGTTTGCTCAATCAAGGCTTCACGGGCGCGGCCCTGGGTACGGGCTTTGGTTTGGCATCGGGTATGTCTCCGGAACAGGCCCTGAAAGCGGGTGCAATTGGTGGCGTAACAGCCGCAGGCGTTGGTTATGGTCAGCAAAGGGGCTATTTGCCTGGTGGCCAGGCTGGCGGAACACGGACCGGGGCTCCTACCGATGCAGCAGCAGATGGATCAAACCTGTCTCTTGCCCCAATTGAGAGTACAGGCGTTGTAGGCACTGCGGCCGAGAATCTCCCTTTGCCTGCTACAGACAAGTACTCTCCCTATTACACAGGAGAACCTGCTGCGCCCGTAGACAACTTTACGATCTCCCCACAACAAGCGGACATGGTGGCCAACGCGCCAGGGTACACCCCAAACTTGTCTGCGCAGTCACAGTATTTGATGGACAGGGCCCCAGGTGACTACAGCCTGAACACTGCCTCTGATTATGTCCAGGCTCAGGGAATGTCTCCTGGAGCGGGACTGGGCGTACAGCGCCAGCCAATCTCTTTGACAGGCGGTTTTAATGCACCTCCCGGAGGCGTAGGCCTGTTGAACGCGGGAATTGGAAATGCTCCTGGGGTAACTATTCCCCAACAGAGCTCTAGCTTTGTTCCAGTGGAGGACGGAAGCTTCGTGTCTACTGGCTCACCCGAGAGCCGAGGCCCTGCTCCCGTAGTAGACAAAAGCACATATTCCCTTGGCGCGAGAGGAGAACAAGTTCTTGGCCCTGTAAAAGATTTTTACAACGAAAATTTTGCTACTGACCGTCCCGCCATACAACAAGGAAACGAACAGGCTGCCCTTGCAGGAGATAAGGCAGTAGCTGCCTACCGAGTGAGAATGGAGTCCGCAGGGATTAAGCCTACTTCAGCAGGAGCAGAAGCTGCCTATGACGCTGCCTATGAAGCCAATGCCCCTGGCTTCTTTACTAAGTATGCCCCTTTGGCCGCAGCCGGATTGGGTGCAACGTACTTAGCTGGCGGGTTCGAGACGCCTCCTGTGGACGACGCACCTATATACGACCCTGCTTACACAGGAACGGACTACATGCGAGACAACCCACAAGCATTCTCTGGCAGCTTGTATAACTACCAGTCCCAAGGTGCGGGCGCATATGATCCCACTCGTGCAACCCTGTATGCAGGTGGACAAGGTGCTGCTGCCCCAGGAGTGGTTACACCCACTGGGATTATGCAGGCGCAGTATTCTCCTGAGTATGGCCGTCGTCGAACACAATCTATTCAACAGTACTATTCACCTTTCATCGGTACAGCAGCACCGATAATGGCCGCCAAGGGCGGATCAATTAGGGAATTCCCTCGTAAGACAGGACCTATCAACGGCCCTGGAACAGGAACTTCGGATGATATTCCTGCTATGTTGTCAGACGGTGAGTTTGTATTTACCGCCAGGGCCGTGCGCAATGCTGGAAACGGAAGTCGCCGTAAAGGTGCTGCACGGATGTACAAACTTATGAAATCGCTTGAAAAAGGCGGAATGGTGAAAGGCTAATTATGGCTACCACAACAACACAACAAATTGTCCGGGAAGCCCCGGAGATTGAAGCCTATAAGCTTGACCTACTAAAGCAAGCCAAGGCACTGGCTTTTAACGAAGGCCGTACGCCTTTAGCTGAACAACTTCCAGGCTACAACGTAGCTGGCTTTGCTCCTGCTCAACAGACGGCGATGAACGCTGCAATAGCGCAGGGGATTGGAGCCTTTGACCCATATCTGACTTCTGCCAACCAAGCGGTAACCCAGGCCTACGGGACAACCGGCGAAGCGGCCAATGTCTTGCGTGGAGCAGACACCCGAGACCAGTACGGCGAGGCCCAAAATGTTTTGAGTGCAGGCATTGGAGCCTTGGCGCAAGGCGGCGGTCAATACGACCCCACCATGGCCGCGCAATTCATGAACCCGTATCAGGCTCAGGTCACGCAACAGGCCTTGGCAGAGATGCGCCGTCAAGGCGACATTGCACGCCAAGGTGCAGCGGCTCAAGCTGTTCGCTCCGGTGCCTTTGGTGGCACCCGTGAAGGCGTACAGCGCGCAGAGATGGAGCGAGGCCTGCAAGACGTTATGTCGCAGCGCATCTTCCAAGACTACGCACAGAACTATGGCCAAGCCCAACAGGCCGGCATGGGAACCTTTGAAGCAGCCAAACAAAGACAACTGGCCATGGGACAAGGTCTTGGCCAAGCGGCCGCAGGCATTGGCTCACTGGCTGGCCAAGAGTTTGGCCAAGGCGCGCAAATGTCGTCAGGTCTTGGACAACTGGGCGCACAGATGGGCCAGTTGGGTATCCAACAAGGTGCTCTCGGCCAGACAGCACAGGCGATGAGACAAGGCGACGTTAACTTCTTGTATAACGTCGGTCAGTCACAGCAGGCGATGAATCAGCAACAACTGGATGCACAGCGTGCGACGGAGTTGCAAAAGGTGTACTCGCCTTACCAACAAGCAGGCTTCCTGTCAGACATTTACAAGGGCGCACCATCGACTCAGATGTCAACGGCGGCGGTCAGCCAGCCTTCTGCAAGCCCCTTCCAACAAGCGTTGGGAGTGGGCCTGGGTGTGTTATCAACTGCCGCTGGGGCAAAGAAAGCTGGACTCTTTTAAGAGGGCAATATGAAGAACAAAATGATGGAACAAGACGTCGAAAACATGGGCATCATGGCTGGTTTCAAGGACATGATGGAGATGGAAGACGACGATACGGAAGACACCAACGAAGAGGACCGTGTTGCCTCTGAGGTCATGGGCCGCTCGCCAAAGTCTCCTGAAATTTTGATGAACAACTTACGCGGGGACATGCGCTCAGTCGAAGCGCGTATTGATGAACTGGCGGACATGGTCGGGTACCGTGCTGCCAAGGACACGCCCCAAGAAGTGCTTGCTCTTTTGCAGCCTGTTCTTGCCCAACAGCAAGGCATTGGTGCTGCTCCTGCTTCAGCCGAACTGATGCAAGGTCCCCAGCCTCCAATGGCACCTCCTCCTGGAATGCCCCCTGAGATGATGCCCCCGGGCGCTCCTCCTGAAGCTGCCCCTGGTGGTATGCCTCCTGAGATGATGGCGGCACTGATGGGTGGCGCTGGTGGCCCACAAGGCATGGCAGGTCCCCCTCCACCTGAGACAGGTGGTATTGCTGGCGCACCTCCCATGGCTATGGCAAGAGGCGGCTATGTTCAAAATTTTCAGGCAGGGTCTACTGAGGACGGAGTGACCCCTGCCGATGAAACAGTCCCAAGCGAAAGAGAAGCACCTTTACTTAAATACCCCACCAACATGGTTTCTGCGGCCCAACAAGGCATGCAAGAGTTGATTGCAAGGCAGCCACAAACGGTTCCCGATCTGGGAGCATTGGCTCGTGGGCGTGAGCCTGCATACCGCACGATTCTCGGTGACACCAAGGGCGCGAGCGAAGCACAGATGCTATTTTCTCTCGGCCAACGGGCCTTTAACTTTGGCGCAAACGTCGATGACCAAGGCCGTCCGTTGCGTGGAAGCTTTGTTTCTCGCATGGCGGGTGCGGTCAGAACCCTGCCTCAGGACATGATGGCACGTGTGGCGGAGATTGACAAAGGCGAGCGCGCTATCAAGATGGCCGCGTTGCAAGCGTCAGAGAAGGATATCGATCAAATCCAAGCAGCAAACAATGAGCTTATAAAACAAAAGAGGGCTTTGTTTGGGAACATTGTTGCTGCTGAAGCACGAATTGAAGCAGAGAAACAAAAGAACCTTAACAAGCCGCCAAAGGGGCCGTTTGGAACAAATGAACAATTAAATATGTTTGCAAGAACTGCCCCGCTGCTTGCCGAAGGAAAACTCTCTCCCGAGCAGCTCTTTGAATTAGATACCGCAGTAACCGATTACACACAGGAGACCTCTCAACGAGAAGAGAGGACCGACCCTGTTACAGGAAACAAGAGCTATGTGACAGTAATAAACAAAAAGAAACTACCTCCGCATGTGATCACTGCATATCAGCTGGTTGGAAGACCTATTCCATATTACACAGGGGGAACACTTGCTGCTCCTGCTCCAGGTGGTCCAAGGCCCGGAGGAGCAAAACCGCCTGCTGCTCCTCCCGGTGCCGCTGGAGACATCAGCGGGACTCCCGGAACAGTGCCTGCTGATGTGCCTGCCGAGGCGAAAGATGCCTACGTGGCGCTTAAGACCCCTAAAGACCAGAAGACTTTGTGGAACCAACGCCCTTTGGTTGCAGGCCCTATTCAGTACCTCAAGACACTGCCCGTCTTGCGCGTCTTTGGTCAAGTGGATGCCAAGGCCGATGAGGCACGTACTTTCTTTGATTCAGCAAGACGATCCCTGATCAAGGCGTTGGCAGCAAACCCACGCTACCCTGTTTCAGAGATGCAAGCAATTGAAAAAGAGATAGATATTGCGCCAGCGTTTTTTGACAACCCAAGCTCTCTGGGCAATCGCTTGATCGGTATTGAGGACTTCCTTAACCAGCGGCTAAAAGCTGCCGAGATAGATGCGGTCAATCCAAATTTCCCTGTAGCATCTAGGCAAGCCGCGTTGGATGAAATAAAAGAACTCAAAAATTTCAATAAAGTAGCTGGAATTCCTCCCCGCGTGTACACCATTGAGGAAGTGCAGGCACTTCCTAATGGCACGAACTTTTTGTGGAACGGTAGAGTATCAATGTGGAAGAAATAAGCCATGGCAACTCCTGAAGAAATTCAAAAGCAACTTGATGCTCTGACTTTGCCTGACACAGGAGGAGGTCAGCCGCCTCCTGCGTTAACGCAAGGCCGTCGTCCTGTTCCCGCTGCCAACGCAGCAGATCAGTTAAAAGCGTTGCAACAGATTTCTCAGTCGGAGTTTCCAACACTTGGCGAAAAGGTCGAGGCTGTTGGCCAAGGTACCAGGATGGGACTGCGAGAAAGCGCTCCCATCTCCGCTGGCGGTATGCTTGGCCTGCGGGCAGGTACTATGGCTGCGCCATTCATGGGCCCTGCCGCACCCTTGGGCCCTCCTTTAGGGTTTGTTGGTGGCGTCTTGGGCGGCATGGGCGTGAACTACGCTTTGCAACAGATGTTCCCCGAAGAGTACGAAGAGCCTCCCCTGCGTGAAGACTTGTTGTCTGTGCGTGAGGGTGGCCGCACGTTTGGTACATCGATTGCGTTTTCTCCATCGCTCTACTTCCTGCCTAAATTCACCGGGAACCGCGTCTCACGGTTTATCTCCTCAATGGGAGAGGCTGCTCGCAGATCACCAATTAGCTTTGGTACTGCTGAAACAATCGCGGCCGCCGGAGCAGGTACAGGAGCCTTCTTTGCAGAAGAGCTTTTTCCAGGCCAAAAAGGTGTGCGTTTTGGCGCGGAAGTAATGGGCGGCATGTTTGCCCCAGGCCGCTTCGTGGTTAACTCAGTTGGTGACGTAATCGACTGGGCGAAGAACCTTAGAAACAGCGCGGGACCTGCGGCCAAAGAGGGAAAAGCCGCTGCTCGCTTGTATGAGATTTTGAATGGCACAGGAGAAAATATTCCTCTGCTTATTCGCCGCTTGGAGCAACCTACTACAGGGGGAGCTACGCCAACAGCCGCACAGAAAACAGGCAGCATGACTTTGTCTGCCCTGGAAACATCGCTTGCTCGTACCAATGCAGAATTCTCTGGCCAAACAGTTAAGCAGGGTGAAGACTCCCTAATGGCATACAAATTGTTGGTTCAGAAGCTGAGAGAAATAGGCACTCCCGATGCTTTGCGCAAAGCAGCTCAGATGGAACAAGATGCCCATACCGCCATGCTGAATGGCCGTCTTGCGGCGGCGGATGCAACAGCGGCCAGCAAGATTGCCAAAATTTCCAAGGACACACCTGCTGCTCGTAGAGAAATTGGCGACATCGTAAAGACAGAAACAGAACTTGCATTGCGCCAAGCACGGGACATGGAATCCGAGTTGTGGGCCGAGGGCCTGCGCCAGATTGCCCCTGTTAAACGTGTCCAAGGGCCTCCACAAAAGGTTCCGATGGAGGGGCCAGAGGCACAAGCAATATACGAAAAAACACGCAAATGGCCCATGATCACTCTGCGTGAGACAGTGGTCAGGGGTGCAGAGATTAAGCCCACTAACACAAGCCGAGCATTCCTAGACGCAACCCTGAGCATTGCCGACGTCGTCTACAAGAACACTACGCCCAAGCTGGTCAAGGATATTATTGGCACTTTTGGTATTGATGATGCCTCGGTCATGAAGTACAAGCTTGGCCGCAATACGGATGAGTTCTTGGAGTCAGGGCAAGTGCCTGAACGTTTTGTTCCAGAACTTAAGGAGATGGATGTTGGCGAGATGGTCAACTACCGGAGTAACTTGTTGTCTCTTGCACGTGATGCCGCTGGCAAAGGCGAGATGGGAGACGCAAGGTTCTACGGCATTTTGGCCGAGGGCATCCTGAAAGACTTGGAGACATTGAAGGCTCCTGCGTTTGATCAAGCAAGAAGTTTCTCCAAGGCCTTGAACGACACGTTTACTCGCACCTTTGCCAGTGAGGCAAGCATCACGGGTTCCGGAGCAAAGACCGTTGTAGGCAAAGAGCGCATGCCCGCAGAGATATTGGTGTCAAGAGCATTTGGCTCCAACGCCGACGTGACAGCAATGCGCATGAATGACATTGAGGACTCAGTGAAGTTCATGCGTACTCAGTACGACGAGGCAGTCAGTAAGTTTGGCAAACGTAGCAAACAGGCCCTGGCTTTGAAGCCTCAAGCAGATTTGGCAGACATACAAGTGGCCTCCATTCGAGACGCACAAGACCGCGTATATCGATTGGCTGCGGCAAAGGCAATTGACCCCGTAACTGGTCGCTTGAATCCTCGCATGCTGGAGAAGTTTGCTGCTGAGAACCAGCCTATGCTGGAGAAGCTGGGCATCTATGCCGACTTGCAAGACGCGAAAAGAGCAGAACTTGCATTCCGTGCAATACAGGACCAGAACAGTGAAATCAACAAGACCATTGCAAATCAATCTGCGTTTGCTCAAGTGTTGAAGTTTGAGAACCCAACCAATGCTGTCATTGATGCGCTTAACAGTAAGTTCCCGGTCAAGAATATCTCCAACATAGCCAAGCTTGCAGGTGCAGGTGGGCCCGATGCAGTCAATGGGCTGAAGTCCACTTTGTTTGACTACGCCTACACCAAAGCAGGTGGAGATGGACGCTTCAGCATTCAGGCATTTAATGATGCATTGTTGAAGCCCCTTGGCCAGGGTCAGCCCTCAATTGTCAACATCATGCGAAGCCAGGGTCTCATAACACCACAAGAGGTGAACAACCTTAAGCGTCTGATGATTCCAATGATGCGTGTTGAAAAGGCCATGGGCAACAAGAATGAGCTCAACAAAGTCTTGGACGGCGCAGGTGCTGTAGAAGAGTTGGCCATGCGCATCGTCGGTGCCAATATCGGTACTTCTGTCTCTGGCGGCGGACCAGGCTCCTTGATTGCTGCCTCCGCCGGCTCGAAGTACGTACGTGAAATCTTTGACAAGATGCCTAACTTTATGGTGCGCAGTACCATAGAAAAGGCCCTGCAAGACCCACAGATGATGGCCGCCTTGTTACGCCGTGGTGTGAACAAGCAGCAAGAGGCGGGCTTTGTGGAAAACTTTGCTCAATTGCTTGGCCGTACGATAGCCACTCGAATCCCAGCACCTTTGGGTATCTACGAGAGCGAAGTTCCAAGAGCAAATCTGATTCAAACAGGGCCTCCCGGTTCTCCGCCACCAGTACGCAAGCTGCCTCCATCAGTGCCGTCCAAAGGCGTCCCTGGCCTCTTTGACAAGAAACCTGGTGCACAAGCTCCTGCTCCCGGCGCTCAATCGTCAACCAGTCGTGCAATGTTCCAGTCGCTGTTCCCCAATGACTCCATCAGTCCGATGCTGGCGTCTCAGGGAGCGGCACCGCCTGCTGCTTAAACTGCTCGACACGCTTCATCCAAGCATCCTTGTGGTTCTGAAATTCACGGCCAGTGGTCGTGAATTCTTGCGTCGTGCCGTTTTGAACGCTAACCAGGATGGCTCCAAAATCGATATTCGTGCCGTGGATGATGTCATGGGCCAAAGCATAGGCGGCAAGCTGGTGAAAATAGTCCTCAATCCACTCCGCGCGCTTAGGTTTGACGGACTGCTTAAAGTCAACAATGGCTGGCCGCCCACGGTACACGCCCACAAAGTCGGTCGTCCCTGCATATTTCTCAGGGTAATAAAGAGACACCTCTGACCCCCATATTTCTGACATATAGGGAAAGTAAGTGTTAATTAACTTGTACCCCATCTCATAACCCTTAGTCATAAGCCAGTTGGTTGGACGTGGTAAATCCCTATAAGCAATCATGCGCTCGATAACGTTGTGCATGTGAGTGCCGATCGTGGCGGCTTCGTTTTTGATACGCTCCGCTTCCTCCTCACCAACCCTCGCGGCCCACGCGTCAAGGTGCGATCGGTCCTTAGTAGCCGACAGGATACGGGTGACGCTTGGCAATCTGTCGTCGCCGTAAACACGTCCCTCTGGTGCGTTTATTTGTTCAAGCTTTTCGTACACATAGAGCTTGCGAATGGGGATTAAATCAACCATTGTTTAAAGTCCTCTCCCATCACCTGGGTGGCGATGTCAATTTTGTCGCGTAGGGCCTTGACAATCTTCTCATCTATCGTTCCGACGGCAATCAGGTCAATGTAGGTCACGTTCTTTGTCTGGCCAATGCGGTGTGCACGGTCTTCCGATTGCAGGCGCTTTTCTAAGTCAAAGCTGTTGCTGTAATAGACCATCGTGTGCGCAGCGGTCAGGGTCAAACCATAGCCGCCAGTGCTTGGGTTGCCGACAAAGAAACGCATCTCGCTATTTGGCTTTTGGAACTCCTCCAAAACACGCTTTCGCTCGTCGTCGTCCGTGTCCCCGTAGTACATACCCACTGAGTTCATGCCGTACTCCTTTGACAGGGCCAGCTTGATGGCCTCGATGTCATGGCGGTAGTTGGCCCAGATGATGATCTTGCCGTCAGTCTCCTCGACAACAGACAGGAGCTCGCCGATTCGGTTATTGGGCAACTCAATGACTTCCCCGTTGTCTAGCTTCACGTGGCCACAGACGATTTGATGCAAGCGCATGAGTTGTGTCAGGGCATTGACCGTGCTGGTTACTCCCTCTTTGAACTGGGACAGCGCCATTGCTTTCATCTGCACGTACGCACGTTTTTGCTCATCAGTCAGGTCCACTTCCCGCTTGACGTACAGCTTGTCGGGCAAGTCCAAGCACTCCTCTTTGGTCACCCGAAAGCTGAAGCGGTCAAGCTTCTCTTTGAGCTCATCGAGGCGGCGATACCCAACGACCTGTTTGAAGCTGTGCGTGGCCACACTGCGCTCAATCACAACCGCGTAGCGCGCCTGGAACGAGTAGTAGCTTGCCGCATTCAGGCAGTTGGGCGACAAGAAAGCACATTGCTGGTACAAATCCATGGGTGACTTGGTCACCGGGGAGCCCGTAGCAATGCGCTTGAACCGCGCACCACGGCCCACCTTTTCAGTGCTCTTTGACCTGGCCGAAGTGGGTGTCTTGATGGTGGTGCTCTCATCAATCACCATCATCGCGTCGTGGCACAGCAGGAACCGGCCAGCGTATTTCGACCCCCTGATCGTGGAAAACGCTTCAATGTTCATGACCAGGATTTTTAGGTCCTCAGTGATGTCAAACAAGCTGTTCAAGGCCTGCTCTTCAGCCTTTCTTGGTTGAGGGTTCCATATCGCCATGCGGTATTGCACATGTTCGGGTATATGCTTAGGAATCTCCGTGTCAAACCAGTTTCGATAGACTCCTTTTGGTGCTACTATCAACACCCCGTTTAGCAATCCCTTGTCGTAGAGCATGGAGAAATTGTTGATGAGCATGTAGCTCTTCCCAGTTCCCATATCTGCAAACAAAGCTGCTACCGGGGCATTCCAGTGACGTTGAAGATAGGCCTGTTGATGGACAAAAGGCTTGTTCCTGAAGGGATAAGTTTCTAAAAAGTTGTCAGTCATTTCTTTCTTTCTTCCTGGGGTTGCGGTCCAAGTTTTTGTAGTGTACACTAGTCGCTCATCTTAAGAAAGGAGAATTTGTGGCAACCGAAAAAAGCGCAACTGTCTACGTAATCCAGGAGACATTGCAGCACAACATATCAGGCGCAATGGCATATGGAAGCATTGAAATCATGCTTCCTGATAATGCTCAAATCGCCTTTTCAAGCGTGCCAACAGTGCGAAGAATTCAGCGTAAACTGGAGAAGTTCAGTGATGCGGATTATCTGCTGTTGATTGGAGACCCGTCTGCAATTGGTATCGCATGTGCAGTGGCCGCTGCAAAAAATAATGGCCGATTCAAGTGCCTCAAGTGGGACAAGCGAGAAAAACGTTACATACCAGTCGAGGTTGATCTATTTAAGAAAGGAGAACCATATGAGTCTTACGAATCAGTTTGAACAAGATGCAGATGCACTTAAGATACAGGATGCCGATTTGGTCGGTGTTGCTGCAATGGCCAAGCGCGCAAAAGAACTTGAGAAAGAGCTAGAGGACCTTGAAGAGACTGTGAAAGAGAGAAAAGCACAGTTTCGCAAGTTGACTGAAGAATCTATTCCAGAGGTGCTGGCGCAGATGAATCTGAGGTCATTCAAAATGGCCGACGGCTCTTCAATTGA